TCGTATAAAAAGGCTTATGAAGAAGGCAACACGGATGCTGTTGTTTCATCTCAGGAAGCCTTAAACAAAGCCCAATCCGAAATGGCAGAGGCTGAAAAGTACGAAAGGAATTTAGCGGTACAGGCTGCAAAACCTCAAGTTCAGCAACCTGCTCCGCAACAGCCACCACCGCCTCCGCAGGTTGATCCAGAGGCAAAGGCATGGGCTGACAAGAACACTTGGTTTATGGATCCGTCACATAGACGTATGACCGCAACCGCATATGGGTTGCATGAAGAAGCCGTCTTGGACAGGAAGATTAAACCGAATACGCCAGATTACTTTGAGTTTATAGACTCAGGTATGAGAGAGGCGTATCCTAAATTTGGATGGCAGGATAGCGATTTTGATGGGCTTACCGCGACTTCGACTGCCAACCAACGCTCCACGGTAGTGGCACCAAGTAATAGAAATAATGGTGCAAAACCGCGCACATTGAAGTTAAAGCCCTCTCAGGTCTCTCTCGCCAAGAAACTTGGGATTACTAACGAACAGTATGCCAGACAGTTCTACAAGGAGAACTTGAGATGACTGAAGAGCGCAAACCCAGAAACAAACAATCGCGTCAAGAGGAAGCAAGACCTAATGACTCATGGGTTCCAGCTTCTATTTTACCTGATCCAGATCCCGTTCCGGGGTGGACGTTCAGGTGGATTAGGACTAGCACCCTTGGAGAACCAGACAATACCCACGTTTCCAGAATGTTTAGGGAAGGTTGGGTAGCTTGCAAAAAAGCAGACCACCCCGAAATGCTTATGGATTCGGATGTTGGTTCCCGCTTTACGGAAGGTCTGGAGGTTGGTGGCTTGTTGCTTTGTAAAATGCCAGACGAAAAAGTGGCAGCTAGAACAGAGCATTTCCATAAAATTGCACAGAATCAAATGGATTCGGTGGATAACAATTACTTGCGCGAGAATGATCCTAGAATGCCGCTCATGAAACCAGAGCGGAGTTCAAGGACAACTTTTGGCAGGAGTTAACTATTTAATGGTAAGCTCCTAATCTAAGACTTGTAACTTAAGGAGGCCACACATGGCTACCACTGCAACCCCTATGGGAGCAGAACCAGTTGACACTCTTAGTGCGAGCGGCTCTTTTACAGGAAAAGTTCGACACATAAAGATTGCAAACGCTTACGGAACCGCTATTTTTTATGGCGATTTTGTTAAGATTGTTGCCGCTGGAACTGTAGAAAAAGCGGCTGTGACAACATCAGTTGTTGCTGGCACAGTTGGCATTTTCATGGGATGTTCGTACACTGATCCCAACACTAACCAGTTGACATTTAACCAGCAATTCATAGCGTCTACTGCCGCTGATGATATTATGGCTTATGTCTGCGATGATCCTAAGTTGTTATTCCGTATGCAGGGTGACGAAGCTATAGCTCAAACTGGGCTTGGCAACAACATCTCTGCGGTTAGCACAGCAGGATCAACCTCAATCGGTCGAAGCAAGAATGCCTTAGATGGTGGTTCAATTGCTACGACTAACACTCTTCCGCTTCGTGTAGTTGACTTTGTGGACGGCCCAAGCAGTGCTGTTGGTGATGCTTTCACCGACTGTATTGTGACGTATCTGCCGCTCAGTCATGCTTACGAAACTAAACTTGGCGTATAAGGAGCTATAAGATATGGCTATTTCAAGAGCGCAAATGCTTAAGGAACTCCTTCCGGGTCTTAACGCCCTTTTTGGTTTGGAGTATGAAAAGTATGAGGACGAACACACTCTCATTTATGAAACAGAGAGTTCTGATCGTTCATTTGAAGAGGAAGTCAAGCTAAGTGGTTTTGCCGCTGCACCAGTGAAAAACGAAGGCTCTGCAATCTCTTACGATTCGGCGCAAGAGTCTTTCACCGCAAGGTACAATCACGAAACAATAGCGATGGGTTTTGCTATAACTGAAGAGGCGATGGAAGATAATCTTTATGACTCGCTTTCTGCACGTTATACCAAGGCACTTGCCCGTGCTATGGCTTATACCAAGCAGGTAAAAGCTGTGTTTCCTCTAAACAACGGCTTCACTAATGCCTACCAGACTGGTGATGGGGTTAACCTGTTCACTGCATCTGGCGATGGTGTTACTGGTGGAGACGGTCATCCATTGGTTAATGGCGGTAAGAACAGCAACCGTCCTGCAACTGCGGCTGACCTGAACGAGACATCTCTGGAGAATGCAATCATTGAGATTGCAGCCTACACTGATGAGCGTGGCCTGCTTATCGCAGCGCGACCAACTCGTTTGGTTGTTCCACCTAACCTGATGTTTACTGCTGACCGCCTGTTGCAAACAACGCAACGTGTCGGAACAGCCGATAACGACATCAATGCTATCCGTAATATGGGTGCGATTCCAGAAGGTTACTCTGTCAATCACTATCTGACTGACACTAATGCTTTCTTCCTTCTCACCGATATACCTAACGGTATGAAGCATTTTGAAAGAACGGCTCTAGAGACCAGCATGGACGGTGACTTTGACACTGGAAATGTTCGGTACAAGGCGCGAGAGCGTTACTCTTTCGGGGTCTCCGATCCCTTGGGTATTTACGGTTCGCCCGGAGCATAAACCGTTTCACGGAAGGGGGAGCTTTGCTCCCCTTTTCCTTATTCCTGACTGCTTAACAATAGCAGACGAACCCAGACAGGGAGAACCACATGGGTAACACTACATTTACTGGAGCGGTACGCTCCGAAAGTACTTTCAAAACAGTTAGCAAAAACACCAGTACAGGTGCAATTACTGAGGTAGTCACTGTCGGTGACGGCCCTATTAGTCTTGCTGACTCCAACGTCACTCTTACCAATGCCACGCATAGCGGAAGAATTCTTCTTGTTCCAGATGGTGGTCAGGACAACACCTACACCTTACCTGCACCCATAGCAGGGTCGATGTTCAGGTTTGTTTATGCAGGTGGAGCGGCTGATGCAACTGACGCACTCATTATCACCCCCGGAAATACCAATTTTTATATTGGCGGCGTAACATTCCTTGATACTGACAACGAAACAAGCGCAGTTTTTTCTGATGGAAACTCTAATAGTTCCATACAGATTAATGTACCTGCTGGCTTTGATGTGACTATTATGGGTCTGAACACCACTAATTATCAGATATTTGGTAGTGTGACGGGTGCAACAGCACCAGCGTTTGCTGATCAGTAAATTCACATGAGGAGGCTGGCCTTGGTCAGCCGTCCCAATTATTACAGTGAGGAAGGTTAAATGGCTGATGCAGTTGCAACACAGACGATAGATGACGGCCCACAGTTTGCTGTCTTTAAATTTACAAATGTGAGTGATGGCTCAGGAGAAGCTGCGGTTAAGAAGATCGACGTTTCTGCTTTGAATTCTAATCCTGTTACAAAGAAGGCTTGTACATCTGTAACGATACAGGAAATCTGGTACAGCACAGCAGGCATGAGTGTCAGGATTGATTTCGATGCCAGCACAAATGTTCTGGCTTGGCTCTGTATTGCAGATTACGCTGACTCGATTGACTTTTCAGAGTTCTCTGGGATACCTAACAACGCAGGAAGCGGTGTGACAGGTGATATTGACTTCACCACCATAGGTCACAGTAACGGTGATATTTACACTATCTGCATGAAAGTTATCAAGCATTATGGCTAGAAACTATAAAGCTGAGTATGAGAATTATCATTCAAAGCCGAAGCAGAAAAAACGTCGAGCTAACCGTAATGCTGCTAGAGACATTATGGAAAAGAAAGGTCTTGTTAAGAAAGGTGATAAGAAGGACGTAGATCACAAGGACAGGAACACAAAGAATAACAAGACAACTAATTTGCGTGTAACATCACAGACAAAGAACAGGTCTAGAAATGGCACAAAAAAAGTCCAAAGCAAAACCCAAGGCAAAGCCAAAAGCAAAGTCTCGCGTAAACGAGGCAGGTAACTACACCAAGCCAGAGATGCGTAAGCGACAGTTTAATCGCATCAAGGCTGGCAGTAAGGGTGGAAAGCCCGGTCAATGGTCTGCCCGAAAAGCACAGATGCTGGCTAAGGCTTACAAAGATGCAGGTGGTGGCTACAAGTCATGACGCTCAAAAAATCCCAGAAGTCTTTGAAGAACTGGACAAAACAGAAATGGGGAACCAAGTCAGGTAAGCCGTCTACACAGGGCAAAAAAGCCACAGGTGAGCGGTATCTTCCAAAAGCAGCAAGGGATGCGCTAACAGACAAAGAGTATGCCGCTACGTCAAGAAAGAAACGAGCGGATACAAAGAAAGGCAAGCAGCACAGCAAGCAGCCTAAGAAGATAGCCAAAAAAACAGCGAGGCATCGTAAATGAGTTTAACCGATGCGGAAAAGAACAGGATTAAAAAGGCAGGTTTGACAGGTCTTAACAAACCAAAAAAAACGCCTAGCCATAAAACCAAGAAAGCGGTTGTGGCAGTTCGTGATAAAGGCAAAGTCAAGCTAATACGTTTTGGTGACCAGAAGATGGGTCACAACTATTCCAAGGAAGCTAGAAAGAGCTTCAAGGCTAGACACGCGAAGAACATTAAAAAGGGGCCGACAAGCGCAGCTTATTGGGCAAACAAGGTTTTTTGGAGTGGTGAAGGCGGCAGCAAGAAAAGCCCACCTAAATCACAAAAGCAAAAATTTGGTAAAAAATAATGGCGACAAGCGGAACGTATACATTTGACCTTGACCTTGGTGATGCAATGGAGGAAGCCTTTGAAAGGGCTGGCCTTGAGATGCGTAGCGGTTATGATTACAGGACAGCAAGGCGTAGTATTAACTTGTTAATGTTAGAGTGGCAGAACAGGGGATTGAATCTCTGGACTGTTCAGTCAAAGAGTCAGGCACTTACGGGCGGTACTTCAGCCTATACGTTAGATTCAGACGTACTAGATATAGTTGAAGCATTTGTCAGGACTAACAGCGGCAATGTAACCAGTCAGTTTGATCAGTCTCTTACCCGCATATCTGTATCTCAATATGCGCAGCTATCTAACAAGTTAACGCAAAGCAAGCCAACAGAGTTTTATGTTGAAAGAACAGCAACGGGCATTGTGATAAACCTATGGCCTGTTCCTGATTCTCAGGAAACATACACCTTTGAATATTATTACATGAGGCGCATTGAAGATGCTGGAAAACCAGCATCTAACACCATGAGTGTCCCATCTAGATTCTTGCCTTGTCTTGTTGCAGGTCTGGCATATCAGGTCTCTTTGAAATATGCAGAGGCCAATGTAAGGTCAACGATGCTAAAGACAGAAT